TTCACCACGTCGATTATATGGATTATTAGGATGAGAACTAAAGAAAGACTGCCATGTTTTTGCACCACCATTAAAATAATTTCCAAATTGTCCACTAGTTGAATTTTGCTCTTCTGGATATGGTAAATTAGTTGGAGGGGTTCCTTGTGGAACAAAATCTCCAAATAATACACCACGATCCATAAAATAATAAGCTAAATAATTTGAATCTATTACTGAACCATTAAAATTACACACATCCACCTCATGGATAATCATATCCTTATAAAACACGAATTGAGATTTTTCTTCGTCAAATAAAATAAACTCACATTTATTCAATTCATCCAGTAAATTATCACTCATTCTTTGCACAGGTGATCTTAAACGATTAATATGTTTCAAAATATATAACGGTACATTAATTAAATCCTGATACTTCGTAGTAAAAACTTGTATAGACATTTGACCATGATCATTATCTGGCAGATTATCAAAAGTAATTATAGAATGACGTAATAAGCTTGGCAAACCTTTATATAAGTCATTCATAGTAAATACAATTTTTCGCTCTTGGTAACATTTTGAAACAAAAGGATACCAGTCAAATACTCTATCTTCATGAGTAATTTTACTTAAAACATCAAGATTAAACCTATCATCTAATAATACAGTACTATTTGCATGTCGTGGAGCTTGATGAGTATAACTACTATGCAACTTATTTACACGATCCATATGTAGAATAGCATGACGATATAAAACACTTTTAATTTTAAAGGCAATATCATCCATTCCACGATTTTCATCTTTCGCACCACATTCATTACATGGAGTCAATAATTGTCCAGTACCACTCACACGATGTTTATAAAAATCTGAGCCCTCACCAATATGAAAATCTAAATGAGAAAAATTTTCATCATACGCATCAGCAGGAGCACTATTTTTATTAGCATGAACTAAAATATGAAAGCGATTATACAAAGCATCTAAATTATTTATAGTAACACTATTAACAGGCGGTTTATTTGCAGAAGCAATAAAAATTCTTGCCTCATAAGGACGACCCTTACAATGTAATTCTGCCTGTTTGGTTGGCAATTTCTTAGGGCTTATAAAATTTAAAATTGCAATATGATCTTCTTGATCCGCAGCAGTAAAGATATCATCAACACTATGAATTTGCTGACCATGATACCCCTCATCATATTCATCACGGGTATTTTGATCCCAAATACACCAATTCTCAATGTCTGCAAATAAAGATAACATATTTTGAGGATCTGTAAACGTATCACTATTCATATCTTCCTGTATTAATCGGATGACACGTTTTATAATATCAGTTTGCAAATGAGATTTACCTATTTAAGATTCTCCCATAATTAACACACCAACGGGGATTGGACGAATACCAACACTATCACGAACTTCATTAACCTCTTTACGCAACTTACGTAATCTACCTGACATTTGAATAATTTCAGCCAAGAAATTTGTATTAACAAACTCCTTATATTTTTGAGTCGTACAATCTTTCTCTAGTTCTATTAAATTATTACACATAACATCAAATTTACTATAAACTAGTGGAGAAATAAAACTAGTAGGACGAGTTAAATATAACTGCTCATATGCTGTCATCTCTTCAATCAAAAGAGTAATTCTTTCTTTTAAATTTTCAATGGTTGACATACGAGCAGACGTAACAATACCCATTTCATGCAATAAATCTTCTAAAGTTTCAAAAACTTCAGTCAATTGTTTTGCAGCAACATGGGCTTTAGGAATATATTCTAATAATGAATTTTTATACACTCCAATTTCATAACCAAAAACAGTCGCCAAAAATCCAGCCAAATAAATTAATTTAGATGAGTTAGTCGGCGCCTGATGATGTAATTGTTCTGGTTGTGCCATGAGTTTTTGAATTATAGTTTTCGCTACAAAACTTTCTACTCCTAACAAACCAGACACAATTAAAGTATTAGCAATAAAATCAGAAAGACTCTCTGAATGAAACAATTTAAGCAAAGATGTTAATAAACTAGCAGGATTAGACATACTACGTTTAACAATACTAGAAATAAAAGATTCTTTTTCCAAAATACCTACAACATCCTTTACTTTTTCTCCTACTTCATCAATTTTTGCAGTAAAACTCTCAGTTACATCAGTTAATTGTGTATTAATAGTAGTTTCAATTCTTCCAAAATTTCTTTCAAAAGATTGTTGAGTATACACTCCAGTATCTTCAACTGACTTAACAATAGAATCTGTAATTTTATTTCCCATAGCAGGAATAAAATTACTTAAACCATCCAAAATAGGTTTACGAGCCAAATACAAAACCGCCGCCAAAGGACTAAAATAAGCTACAGACGCTGCAAGTGCTACCTCTTTGACAACTTCCATTGTAAAATCACTAGGTGCCTGATGTTGAAGTGTATAATATTTACGCAATTTTTCAGAAAATCCAAAATAATTTAAAACAAAAATTTTTATAACTGAACGCCATTTCTTATAAAATTGATTCTCTTGTAATTTACTTTTTCCAAAACACTCTAAGATAAAACTTCTTATCAAATTTTTATCATCATCATTAAAATCAGAATCATTTAAATAAAAATTTAATAATTCAATTATAAAAATGCGACGACGCATCATTAAAATATCCAAACGTTGTTTTGCAGAAAAAGAAAGATGTTTAAGTTTTTGTTTAATCAATGGTGGAGTTTCCTTCTTACGCACAACGAACTTACGAGAAGTACGTTGTTCATCCTCCTTATACCAATGCTTACATACATGGGTTGAAAAATCTTTAATCCAGGTCGAGTCAACAGGTTCCTTTATAACCACATTATTTACTATTTTCTTAAGCTTTAACTTAAGAGATGGAGAAAATGAAGGTGAAGGTGTATGAATAGGCCCATATTTAACTATAGATCTCTCTTCTACAGTTAACTCTACACGCTCTACAACTGGTACACACACAGACCAGTCAGGGCAAGGGAGGGGAGGGGGGATTGGAGCAACAACTAAATCCTTTGTTAGGGTATAGCTTTGTCCAGCATCATAGGACACAAACTTCCATCCAACTGCATCAAATGCAGACTGGAACGTCTCCAAGAATTCTTGGGGAATAGCCATTTCAATATATTGAAATTATTACAATTCTTATCTCTAGGAATGAACTGTACAATTTACAAAATAAAAATTTTGGGTTGTTTGATTTTTCACAGTCAAATATACTATTACAGTAGTATTACCTCAATGTTATATCAATAAGGTGATATGTCCTAAATTTTGTATCAATACGGTGATACGTCCTAATAGGGTGTTCAAATACGGTTGAACGGCCTAATTATAGTGGGAATTGCAA